AAATAATTGGGTTGTTTGCCTGATCGAACAGATGCCCACCCATTTATTGCACCCTGTATAGTGCCTATTACATAACCATTTGTCTGGCACAGGTAATTACTCTGTATATTTACAGCTGATTTATAATCTGGAGTCATTAACTTGCCATTTACATCACTAATTGCCCCCGTAACAGTGCCGTTTCCGATTGATGAAATATCAGTATTTCCTATTAGAGAAATTAATGTTTTGATGTTCTTTATCGCAAGGCTAACCTTGCCGATAATTCCGCTGAGTTTTTCGCCTGTGGTCGGCTGTGCAAGGTCGGCTGGCTCAGTGAATGCTACGGTTGTGTTGGAAGCATCACCTGTCTTTTTGAGATAATCAGTCAAGTCAATGTTGGCTAATTTTTGGTCGGTAGTGGTCTTGTCGTAGTAATTCACAAGATTATCAACATCTTTTTTAATATATCCAGCGTCATTCTCTAATTCACTAACCTTTGTAGGTATACCTCCTGTTTGCTGTTTTGCCTGCTCCATATAATACTTTGCGTTATCAGTATCTTCTCCTTCTCTTGTTCCGGTTCCACCTATGGCATAAGATTCAGCCAATACAGATTTTGCATTTGCGGATTGCGCATAAGCAGATGCATTTGCGGATTCTACTCTAATATCTGCTAAATAATTAGGCTGTAGCATAGCATCTGTTACTGATCCTGTTTTGACAGAAAAAGAATAAGTCTTATTCTTTCCAGTACCAGTCACGGATACAGCTATGGTTGCAGAATCTTCAAATGTCAACACCGGAATCATAGAACCAATATCAGCCGTAAACTGTGTTCCATCTTCTGTAGTCATGGTAATGATTCCGTCATCAGACATAGAAAATCCAACAGGGATTTTTTCAATATTAAGGTCAAAAATGACCTTTTCTCCATTGTACTTTGTAATAGTAATAATACCGGTTGTTTCATCCATAGTCCAACCTGCAATGTTTCCGTTTATTGCAGACTTGTCTACTTTTAAGGCATCCTGTGATATGATACGGTTGTCCAACGCATCAATAGCAGAATCCATCTGATTAAGATTGTATGCATCTAAATCCGTGTTCTCACTAGGATAATCTTCCCAATTAATTCTGGTATAAACCTTATTCATTGCCATCTGCGGTTACCTCGTTTTCTTTTTCTCTGTTTCTTTCTGCCAACTCTACATTTATTTGATTATCTGCGGCTCTGTTAATCTGACCAGCAATATCATTCACAATGAGCCGCTTAATCTCCATAGGTAGAGCACATCCGTTAAAAAGATTTATGATTGACTGTTCAAATTCTCTGATTTCTAAGCTGTTCATATTTCTTCTCCTATCCTATGAGGTTGTATGCCTTAAGAGCATCTATTAAGCTGTTTAATGTGGTAGCAATACTGTATGTACTGGTTGAACTTGGTGATGTGATTTTGCTCACTGTCTTTTTTTGTGCACCATTGCTTCCAAAAAATCCAACATTTCCCAAACTAGATGCTAATTTAACATTTCCTGCACTTGTTATTGCAAAAGCAGTTGTGTCAACTAAAAGTGTCCCATAAATTTTGTGTGTGTGCCCTATTGCAAGTTCAGTATCACCGGATATTTTTACATTGTTTCCTATGCTAATAGTACCGCTTGTGACACTTTGCGTATTTATGTTATCAACATACAAATTCTTAGCTTTCAAACTTCCAGTAGTTGTAATTCCACTTGCTGTAAGTATAGTCGAATCAGAACTACGACTTGCTCTTATTCCCGCTCCGTCCATACCCAACGTGTAATTACTGTAATTTAACACAATCGTACTATAATCTTGTGATGCTGATTGTAAATTGATAGTTCCTCCGGTTATATCAATGCTTTTCGCAGTGACTTTTCCATCAGAAGAAATAGAAAAGTTCGTGGAGTCCAATACAAACCGATTACCGGAAATGCTTACTTGTCCACTCTCAACGCTCAACTGCGAACTGACATCACCTTCGGAAACTTTCAACTTGATTTGGTCGGCTTGAACAGAAATTGCCGCCGCCAGATCTGTTTCTACCCCTTGCGCACGGGTTGATTCAAGTTCAATCTTTCCTGCTGTCTGTGTAATCTTCGTATCCAGGCCATTCTCTACATCCTTGATTTCAGACCGAGTTTCCTCAACAGTACGTTCTAACTCATTTGTCTTTCCAAGTAATTGCTTAATATCATATTCATAACCATTTACCTTTTTGGTACGGTATTCTTTACCTTCGCTAAAATAACTGTCTTGCAATTTCTGAATACCATTTAAGGTTCTTTGCATTACATACGTGTAAACTAAATCTGTTTTTGTATTTACTCTGATTCCGTCACCGACTTCTATACAAGGGTTTCCTTGCGCTGTAATTTTTGCCGGTCTGTACCATATTCCGTAAATAATACTAAGGACATTGTCTGCTATGATCTGCAACTCTTTTGCAGATTTTCCATATACCAAAAAATTGTTTTCAATAATATAGCAGTTATTTCCAGTACCGGATATTGCACCAATATCACTTTCAGTCTGTCGAATTTGTAATTTATCAATTTTTTTGCATATATAATCTTCGTATTGGCAAGATATGTAACTGTTGCCCGGAACTTTTGTGACATTTGTGTTAGACTGAGGATATAAACCTTTTTGAGGATATAACCCTTTTTTGGGATACAATCCCTGGCTCATCATCTGCAAAATTATGTACTGAAGTTTTCCATTTCTACCAAAATGTCCAAAACATCCGTTTATTTCACAAATTGCTTCTAATACTTTTTTACCTGACAATTCACTTGGCTTTATAGTTTTTTCAACTAGCATTGAATCGTTTACAAGACTAATTGTCTCAGAATCAATACCTAAATATTCGCAAAAACTGTTTCGGAAATTTAATAACGATAAAGGAAACGTTAAGCTGTTGTACCATGCAGATACGTCGGAATTTGCAACGTCGTACATTTTGTCATAAGCTGTGATGTCTCTATATTTTCTATCTCCAGATTTTTCATCAGATATTACATTATAATAACCATATTGGAATGGTTTTTCAGAATGTCCTCCCAAAATAGAAAAAACACTAAGTTTTTTGTTTTTTAAACTGCTGACGGAATTTGTTACACGAAATTTCAGTTCAGATGCTTCACAACATCCAAAACGTAATTCGTTTTCCGAACAAAGTCCCTCTTTCAAAGACCATTCCTCGCAGTGCAAATCTGTATTGTCGAGTGTACCGCCATTGAATTCAATATACATTTCTCTCTTTATGGAATTTTTAAGAAATAATGATTCATATTCGTAATTAATCATATCAATATCCTATAAATGCAATTCTTAATGGTGCATATTGTATTTTGTTATCTTTTATAGTTTGTATCTGAGGTTGCGGTTCTGCCATATACGCATCCTGCGTTACATATCCGTTATATTCCAATATAAAAGCGGTAATTGTAACTTTTCTTTCCAATTCATTGATATAGTTTCTACGGATCATATCCATGATTTGTTCATATTGTTCATTATTTAACGGGATAGTTTCAAACTCGCACTTGATAGGTACATGGGAAAGAGCTTCCCTATGCAATAAACCATTTGCATCTCGATATGAGTCAAGGTCCTGAACAGAAACATATCCCTTGTATGTTTTTTCTTTTATATACTTCATATTGAATATTTCATTGCCTATTTTTAATAAAAAACCGGAATACATAACTTACATACACCTCCTTAATACTGAAATGCACTTCTTCCGGTGCGTTGAATATAGCTGTCGTTCTGCTTCTTTACAACGCGGAACACTTCCCAACCGTCAATGTTTATAACAATATCTCCGCTCTCGCCTTGCCGGTAATATCCACTCTCTTGCAATGCTTCAACCATAGCTTGTTTCATGGTTGACAGAGGAGACACCACTTCGGTCTCTCTGTTGTTGTCACCCAGTATAGCTGCAAACTCTCTTGACTGCCTGGGAACAACCGTACCGGTTGCAAGACGGGGCAGTGATACTGGTGTGATGTTAAATCCGATATGCTTTCCACCAATGCCGGGCACTATATCGGGGATGTCAAAACTAATTGCATTCAGCGCACCGATGATTCTGTTAATGCTTCCCTCAACTATATCAATGATGACATTAAGAATGCCCTTAAGGACATCTTTCACACCTTCCCATGCCTGCTTCCAATTTCCGGTAAATACTCCAGTGATAAACTTGATCAAACCGCTTAAAATATCAATTACATGAGATATAATGTTTTTAACCATTGTAAGAAAAGGCTTTAACTGTCCAGACATAGCCTGGATGCATACCTTCCATTTTATCGATACAAGGTCCAATACGGTTTTCAGAAACTCAAATATAGTTCCGATTTCTTCCGATTTCTCAACGAACATATCTCCCATGTCGGAGAAAAACTGAGACACATCGTTCAATATTCCAACAAAGGTCTCTCCGAGGAATGCTGCAAACGGGGCAAACACTTCGTTCCATATCTCATTCAGATACGGGGAAATCACTTCAAATGCCTTATTACAAGCTTCTACTGCACTGGCCAACAGATTAAAAAATGCCGGTAGTGCATCTTCAATTACGAAACTACCGAGCGGCTCTAAAACGTTCTCAAGTAGCCACAAAAGGCCTTTTCCGATATTATCCGTTAATGGCTCGATTGCTGTTTTCAATTTCTCAAAGCTGTCAATCAGCGGTTGGAAATCAATATTCTTGAACCAGTTCTGCAGACTTTCTTTTATCGGATCAAGGATGGATTTCAGTTTGCTTGCCAATCCCGCAATCTTACTCTCAATCGGTGCAACCTCAAACATATCGTTGGGAGACACCGTACCGCCTGCACCGCTGTTGTCCTGCTTGGACTGGTTATTCAGTTCATCAATACTTGCTAATGATCCTTTTGCTTTCTTTGCCGCCGCCGCGGTCCCGTTAAGGCTCTTTGCATAGTTCTCTTGCACCTTGATAGCCTTTGTGAAGGTACTTGCTCCGGTCAGTGCCGCAAAAAACTGCCCGACATAATTCATGGCAGTGCTCAACAAGCTGATAAGCCTTGTCAAAATCGGTTCTATTACCGTCAGAATCGGTGCAAATGCCACAGCGAAGCTATTCTTTAACTGCGTGAGAGCCGATTTAAGGTTGCTCAATGCCGTGTTGGTAGGATTTACACCATCATTGAATTGAGCAAGGTTCTTTAAGCCCTCAACCATCGCAGAGCGCAACTTATTGATAAGTGCTATCAGACTTTGAACTCCAAAAACATATTTAAGCATGGTTTTTAAACCAACTTTGAAACCTCCACTGCTTTTTTTAGCAGAATCTCCCATTTTTCTGATAGATTTAGATGCTTTTTCAGAAGCGTCTCTGATATTCTTAATACTATTTGCCTTATCTTCCATTCCGTTTTTAGAATTTTCCAAAGACTGTATTTCTGCATTAAGTCCAGATATGTTATTTTTTGCCCTATCTATTTCAGAAACAAGTGTATCGTAATACTTCAAATCATCTTGACTTGGAGCAATTCCAATTTCTTTAGATGTGGAAAAAATTCTATCCATTCTTTCTTTTGTTGCTTCCAAATTTTTTATATAGGACTCTAAATTAGAAATTTCCTTTTTAGCTTGGTCTATTCTAAGTTCAGTATCAATTACAACAGCATTATTTGCCACACGCACCGCCTATCCTAGCAGTTCCTTGAGGGCTTTTTCATCTTCCTCACGCTCCCGCTTCTCCTGCTCTGTCAATTTATCCTTAAGCAGCACCACATCCTTATTATCCCGGATGTAATCCTGCTCCCACTTTTCCAATTTCTTCCCGGTGGCTCTTTTCTGTCGTATGGATAGGATATGAGTAAAAGTACACTCGCCTATCTCCATGTACGCTGACAGAAATGTCCACCAGTGCATATATTTGTCCGCGCGGATTTCTCTACCAACCACACGGTTTACTGCCGGGATGATCAGTGTTGCATCCTGCTCCCAGTCCATAACCCGCGGACTCGGTTTGTCCGTTTTTTCGATACCCATGTCGATAAATTCCGCCACACCTTTGAATGCATCTTCCAAATCTTCATCAGGTATGCTGTCGGGATCCTCAAACATGATCTGTCGGATGATCTCACTTTGGATGTAATTTGTCTCTGCCGGTGTATCCCCGGTCATATCCTTGTCAGAAAGGGCGGTCAGCACATCCAACACCGCCCTATAATCTGTCCTGATAGGATATTCATGTCCGTTTGCTGTCACGGATGTAGGCAATTCCCATAGATTCATTCCAAACCTCACTTATGGTACTTACTGGTATACTGGTTGATTTTGGTCTGTACCTTTTCAAACCGCTTGCCGGTCTCTGCTTCAATCAGCTTGCCGATAGCATTGAGCACATTCTCCACGAAAAACTCACCGGTAGCCAAAACAGTAAACGGGGATGTGATGGAGAAGAAACTCTGCGATACGTTGGAATTGAACAGATAGTCAATCTGCTTATCCAGTTCTTCTTCCATTTCTTTCACAATGTCCACAATATCCTTGCGCTCATCCACATTGTCTGCGATATGGCTCACTGCTTCAGCTACGTGCTCATACCGCTTGACCAGTTCCACATCCGCAGGATTCATTTCAAACTTACCGAGCACGGTTCCGTTCTTGTCCTCAATGGTGTACTGTTCAAGTCCTCTATCAACTACGATTTTTCCCATATTCTTTCATCCTCTCTTTCTTATTCTGTGTCGCCTGCTGTGAATGTAGGCACCTTAGCAGCAATGGTTGCGGTTCCTTTGGTTCGGTTTCCGTCATACCAAAGATTGAAGTTGATCCCCAGCCCGGAAGTATCACCGCCATAAGAAGTGATCTCCACCTTGCCATCCTCTTCCCATGCATCGTATTTATTTCCGGCATCAGTCTTGTCAATCAGTACTTCAAGGATTTTCACCTTGCAGTCATCACCGGACTTGCGATTCATAGCAATATCCTTAAGGAAATCGTAAATTGAATCTGCCGGGTCTGCATGATACGGTTCTACGCTGACCTGAGGAGCGTATCCCGTGTCACTTACAGATACATCACCAGTGACATCTTTGGTCTGCTCAAAAGATCCATTCATTTCGACACTCATGTCATCAATACCTTTTCCCAGTAAGTAATATGTCGGTGAAAGAGTACCGCTTGCCGGCTTCATGTACAGTGCGTGTGCTTCTCGCTTTAATTTAGACATAAAAAATAACCTCCTACCTATAACTGTTTGAGTGATTAGGTTAGCGAGCGGCTTCCATATTGCCGCCCGATCGACTTCTACAAGTCAAATTCATTTTTATAAGTTGCTGTGATGTTAATGATCCAGTTCTCTGCCTTGTCCTCGTTAATAGAATCAAGGTATGAAGGACTTACTCTCTGTATCTGCTTGAACTCCCTATCCCCCGTAAGAATCGGATACTCTTCCAACCGATACTCTGCATCATTTACCGTTATGGTCTGCCGTTCCAACCATCTACCAAGATTATCAAGCCACTCCTTGACCTTTGCTTTTCGGCTCTCCGATAGTCCGCTTGCCCGGTAAACCACGATAAACGGGTAATCGCAGGTCTGCTCCACATGGCCAGTCACATCCGTCTTTTCCTGTCGAATTGCACTTCCTGTTGACGGGAACACTGCTTTCCCTTTGGAATCCCCCAGTGTAGCGTATTCGATGGAATCTCCCGGAGACAGTCCAGGATACTGGTTGATAAGGTCCATCAGAGCGGTTGTGACTACTTCTTGTCCGTCAAGATCATATCTTATTTCTTCTTTTTTCTCTTCCATGATCCACCTACTTTCCAGTGATCTCAAAATGCGGTATAACTCCCAGTTTTGACACGGAAGTTACGGCATACACACCGTCATAGGTGCTGTTCATGTAATCGTAAAATCCGTTCTCATAGTCATCATCCGCAATGGGATCTTCCGTCCATTCCCCCACATAAAAAAAATCGAATTTCTCACCCGGTGTGAATGTGATTGTCTGTGGCAGAAGATCATTTGTCTGTCTGTCCCATGCCTTTGGAGTAAGATAGCTTTTTCCGGCAATCATATCTCCTGCATCGTACCGAACATTCAGAACCACATTGTCCTTGGACTCTTCCCCGTACTTCTGGACGATAGCAGAACGGTCCGCCATGACATTTACATCATGCAAAACAGTAGGGTACCACATATCCCCCAAACGGCTCTCATATCGGTTGAAAATCGTTACTGTATCGGAATACATAGCACCCTACCTCTTTACTCTTCTTTATTAAATCTTTTCCACAGTTCCGAGAATTTCTCCCAACCGTACATAGCCACAAATGCTACGATAAATCCGGCAACGATAGCTGCAAGGATCATGTACCATAAGATAGCCTGTTGGATGTACTGCATATATGCAATGAATACAACCACAGTCAGTCCGATGGAAAGGACAAACACGAGAATGTCTGTCGGAATCTTGGAAAGAAAACTTACACCCTTGAATACCTGGGTAATTAAGGACACAAGGAATGCCAATATTCCGATAATGGTTAATAACTGTGCAATACTTGTAATTGCAATTTCCATGTTACACCTCCACATAATAAGGATATGCTCCACCAAACAGAAGATTTACTCCGTTTTTGTCTTTTGTACCTCTCAGGTATTCGTTGATGGTATCCGCGTATAGTCTTGATTGTGCAGATTTGTCTGACAAGACCTTGCCTATCAGGCCACTACCAGTATCATAAGAGATACTTTCGTTTCCGGCCGATACGGATTTCACTGTCTTATTGCCCTCTGCTTCTGTTTCTGCCTTTTCAATCTTTGCCATGATGTCCACCAAAGCACATTCACAGCGTTTTACTGCTTCGGCATCGTATGCCACATCCGGGAATGCAAAATCCAGCTTGCATCTACCATCAACACCCGTCACAGCATTCTTGACAAGCTTTTCAGCGTTCCAAATGAGCCGATTAAAAACCGTCTCATCAACAGTAGTCCCGTATAAAGTTTTGTAAAACTCATAGTCTACATACATACTGATTTACCCCTGTTTTGCTAAAAACTCGTCAATAATGTCTGCCTTCTTAGTCTTGGTTATGCTATAGCCCAACTCATCAGCCAAAAATCTGATTTCAGCAACCGTCATGCCATTCAGATCTTCGGCTGTGTATCTGCTTAAGCTATAGCCTGTTATTCCCCCAGGCTTGCCGCTGCCGCCTGAGTAATGGTTCCCTTAATGACACCCTTGTCATTATCTGCGAAAATATTAATTCCGGATAAAACAGTGTCATCAGCGGTCAGCCTGTCGTAATCTGCGTATTCATGGACCGCAATAAATCCAGTCTCGTCAGAGTAGAAAGCGAATGCCTTTGCAAGATCACTTTCGTTGGCAGGAACATAGTAACCTACGATGTTCTCTTTTGCAGTGGCAAAAAAGGTGTTCTTGGTAATACTACTGTTCATGATCACGGTTCCAAGACCCAGGAAATTCTCGACATAATTGAAACCAAAAGCAGTCTGTACAGTAATATTTGCCTTGCCAAGGTAATCAGCGACATCTTCCGCATTTACGAAAAATACAGTTTCTACATTGTCATTTTCGTAAATGTTCTGAAGTTTGCCCCACGCATCAGCAAAAGCTGCCTGCGCTCCCACACCAGTAGCAGTGGGCTGTCCAGCAATAGTAAGGGATGTAATAATATTTTTTCTGATGCCGGACTGAATGTCCTGTAGCATCTTTTCTGTCGTCTCATTGTGTGCCTGCTCATACCCCTTATCCAAAATAGCTTCTGCGGTAGTGGCTTTTCTCCATTTTCCAAGAACAATCTCTCCAATAGGGGTATCAACCGTGCTATACTTAGACAGAGGAATGATTTCACCCTCAGGAACAGTACCGTCCTGCAGGGTACCAGTTACAGTATGTCTCTTAAGCATTGTTCCTGCCTGCTTAGGAATCAGTCTCATAATTCCCAGCAGCTCCATCAGCTTTTTGATGGAATAGCCAAAACGAGAAACAAAATCAATCTGACGAACAGTGACAAGGTTTTCGCTTTTAATCAGGTTGTCTTCTGCGGCTGTCGTAATGTTTGCCATAAAAATACCTCCAATAGTTTTTGATGGTTAGCGATCCGCTCAAATTGCGAACCGGTTATTGATTTACTGGAAAAGCTGCGGGTTTTCAGCAATTAATTTCTGTCTTTCCGCTGTACCGTAAATAAATCTTCCAGTCTTAGGATCTGTGGCATAGATATCTTCTTTGGACTTGATACCGCTGCCGTTGTTACCTCCCTTATTTACACTTGTAAAATGGGGAGTAACAATGCTCTCTGCCTTAAACAGCATCTTGCTGTCCTCAGCTTCTGACAGAGCCTTAATAGCACTTTCAATATCAGATTTCTGATTTTTGGATGCTTTCAGAGTGGAAATGTCAAGGCATCCCATGATAGCCTTTTCATTCAGACCGTTGGCAGATTTGATAGCTTCTTTCAGCAGATCATCAAAATCTCTGTCAGCAATCTTCTGCTTATAATCTTTCTCTGCATCTTCTGCCTTTTTCTTCCAGTCCGCAATGGACTTTTTCAGCGTATCAACATCAACCCCGTCAAAACCTTTTAAGGTATCTTCCGCGGTATCTGCCCTGCTTTTTTCCTTGTCACGCTCCACGGTCATATCGTCAAGTTTCTTCTGAATCTTGTCGATATCCTTGCCGTTCTCAGCCATGACAAAATTGATCTGATCCTGAGTTAATCCCTGTGCTTTTAATTCCTCTGTTTTCATACAATCCTCCATATTAGGTTGTTTTAGGTCTGTAACCATCGACCATGTTGTTGTGTATGCTTGTCATTTTAGGTCTGCCGACCGAACCGCATGAATCGGAATCGAACCGATATTGCACTCTTTCCATAGCGCAGTTTTCACCATTAAACTATCATGCAGAAGGCTTTCGCCTTTGGGAGAGGTTTGAAAGAATAAGGAAATGCCTACGATTTTATTTTATCACATATGTTATTTTATGTAAACATTAAATATCGTTTGTTTGGTAACGTTTGTTATTTTATAAAAAAAGAGAGCGGATTTGTCCGCCCTCTTTCATTCATTACATTCTCTCAAGCATATTTACATATTTCTCGATGGTATCTCGTTCTTCCGGTGTGTCCGCATCACGCTTGATTTCTTTCAATTTGTCATGCACGTCTGCCATGAAATCATCAAGAGCAGCAAGCATACTTTTTTTGGATGCCATAGAATGATCATTCCGATACATCCGCTTGCTGTCCATGTATGTTCTCTCTGGATAATCACCGTCATTGTAAGAATTTCCATCATCGTATCCGCGGGAATAACGACCCATGCTGTCTCTCTTGGCTCTCATCCGTCCTCTTGCCTGGCTGTATCTGTCATCGTCGTACTCTTCCATACTCTCAACAGTCTTGAGATCCTTGTACATATCAATCAGCTTGAATGCGGTATCAAGATTTCCAGTGGTCAACCCCTTATCCGCAATCTTGTCGATTTCCTCGCAAATTACATCTAACATCTTGTCATGTCTCATCATGCTCACCTCACATTCTCGACACGCAGAGTGCCGCTTACTGTCACACCTGCAGTATCAATCTGCAAACCAACATTCGCAACATTAGGATACTGCGCCAGTACGGTTCTGATCGCATCTACAATCGGCACCGTCACAAATCCAGCAGCTGTGGTGGTGGCTGTTACTGTCGTACCAGTAGCAACACCGTCTGCCAGAACTGACACGACAACATTACCGGCAACCCCGGACAGTGTAAGCGCGGCATCAATGTCCCACAGACCGCCAGTCCGCAGAGACAAAAGGCCGTTGCTGTTTGTGATTTTACTGTTGGTATTTTTTACAGTCTGGAATGGGATATACTGTCCAACCACAGAAGTCCATCCCGTTACTCTTCCTAAGAACATAATATTCACCTCTTTCTGTCAGAAAAAGGGCGCACCCGCAGGCACACCCTATTCCCGAATAAGCCTTACGCTCCGATTACTCGCTATGCAATTGTGGTACCGTTATAATACCCAGCATAGGTCTGCCCACAGCAACAGTACGGGTTCTGTACCACGTATGCCGGTGTAGGACTGGGTCTCAACTGATTTACAAGGTACTGGTTCTGTGCACTCTGAGATGCCGCAAGCTGTAAGGAATTGATCTGCTGATTCTGTTCAGCAATGCGCTGATTGAGTGCTTCCACCTTGTTAGCCTGGATAGCGTCAAGGATTGCACGGGTTCCTGCGTTCTGATTTTCGATAATATCTCTAGTGTTGTTAGAGTTATTATAGTTCGTCTGGCAGAAACCACTCTGAATCGCATTGTTGGTGGTGTTTGCGTTCTGCAGTGCATCATAGCGGCTCTGGCAGCAACAATCTGCGATCTGAGTCTGCAAACCGTTAAATCCCTGCATCATTGCCACATTGGTAGCATTTCCCTGTGTTAAGATGTTGGTGTTCACGCCATTGATAAGCTGTGCCTGCGTGTAAAAGCCATCGCACATCCCGGTGTTGACACTATCAATCTTTCTCTCAATGTTCGCAAAGTCGGAAGTAAGTACATATCCGTCTACCGCAGAACCGGAGCCACCACCGTAGCCACCGAATCCACGACCGCCGAATCCGCCCCATCCGAACATACACAAGAAGAAAAGAATGATCCACCAACCATTACCGTCTCCGAACCCGTCGTTGTTTCTTCCGTTGCCCTGTAAAAGAGCAACATCACTTGCTGATAATCCGTCCGTCATCATAGTATAATCTCCTTCGATTATTTTTATTTGCTAAAGTCGTGTCGACCCGACTTATTGCCCTAACATAGATTTATATTGCTGTGCTACTTGTTGCACCTGATTAAGCTGTTGCTGATTAATTCTGCCGTTCTGCAACATCCGCATAACCTCGTCCTTTGGATTGACATTTTGGAATTGCTGCCGGAACTGTTGGTATGCTGTGAGAATATTATTGCTGTTTCCCATTGCGTCAAATATCGGACTGCTCATTTCCTGTTCCCCCTCGTCTTGATTTTGATTTGTTTGTGGAATCAGCCATTCCATTAAGTCTATCAATGATAGCCTCGTATTGTCTTTTTAAGCCGTCGTATTCGTCTCTCGTGACATATTTACTGTCAAGATTGATTTCTGCTGTATTTGAGGATTGTAGAGCGTTCTGCGGTGCGTTCGACACTTCTTTATATTCAAATATGCGCAAGCTAGGCATTCCAGAGTTGTCCGCAGATTTTAGATAGAATCGTGTTGCGTCACTATCCATCAATAAGACCGTGCTATTCGGTGCGACAAGGTAAGACTTCGCCCCTACTTCACCGGATACCCAGTTTATCCCACTGTTAGCAGTAGGAGATTGTGAGAATCCTTGCGATTGCATAGTTTGTAAACCCTGTGGCTGATAGCCTGTCTGAAATTGCTGATATGGATTCATGTACGGCATTGCTTGATTCCTCCAATTTATTTAGTTCGTCCATGATGTCTCTGTCATCTATCGAGAGATAGAGATTACTATAATCTGTTTTCATACTCTAATTTTGGCATAAAGAAAGAGCCTTAACGAGTGCGTAAAAGGCTCATTTAAGGCTCTAATAAGTGTCACATGGACAATTTATCTATTTTGTTTTTTATGCGCTTATTTAATCGTTTAGCAGTGCTGAGAGACACATTCATGCGCTCTGCACATTCTTCCAGTGGTACATCTACGCACCGCATATCAAACAGTGTGCGCTCATCCTCTGTAAAATTACATTCTGCCAGTAGATACCTGATCTCCGGCATTGTAAATTCACAGATTTTCAATTTTTATCCCCCACTACTTGGAATCCGCAAGATATTTAATCATATTGTCCTTGGTCGTTTTTAGATTTTCTACGTTGTTTCCGGTCAACTGCGCATCAATCATTGCTATCATTCCTTGGCAGAGAAGAGACTGCGCATTTTTTATAGCTTCTATGGATTCATAATCATTATCAGATTTTTTCTCCAACTCTTCAACACGCTTTCCTAACTTTACCGCTGGGTTAATAGCTTTCCAAACAATAGCAACCGCACCGCCTACAATCGAGACACCGCCGCAAATCGAAAAAAATGTGTTCAAAAACTCCATAATAATTATTCTCCTTTTGTACTTTTATTTCTGCCAGTAATACAGTGGTACTTCCCGCCCGGAATCCCACGAATCATAGTAAACACCGTCAATCACGCAAACGACATGACCTTGCAATGCAAGGATGTAAATACCGTCCGTGTGCTCTTCGGCAAATTCCGCTACCATGCAGTCACAATCGCAAATTTTACGGTGATATCCCTTGTCTGCAAGCAGTTTACCCCATACACGGTTGGCAGAGGGCATATCCTTCAGCCAGTAGGCATATGCGACCAGCTCCGAAAAGCACTTGTCCCAGTCCATACAAAAAGCCTTGCATAGTGCACGAATCACACAATCTCCGACCGTAGCTCCGTTCGGATTCGGATTATAATATGTGTACATCATATCACCCCTATTTCCAGTCTGTCGGAATAATATGGCAGACCGTATTTTTTGCAATGCTCCTGATACTTCTCGACAGCTTTCTTGATTTTTTCTGTCAACAGCGCAATCTTTGCATCCGTGTCCTCGTTCCGTGGGATCTGCTGCAGAGCCTTCCACTCACCTTTCATTCTGCGGATGCTCCGCTCCATTGCCCGCTGTTCCTGCTCATGCCTATACCGCTCTTCATTCTCTTTCGGGTCAATTGGCTCATCATGGTTGATATTGATTCCCGGAAGCCACATCTGGAACGTATGGCGGCAGTTTATACCGATGATTCCCTCAATCTGACCGTATCCGCAAGTCTCCACAAAGTCAGGGTAGTTATATTTCTTTTCTACCATTATTTTCTGTTTCAACTCCTGCAAATAACCGAATTCTTTGTCTTGTAAAGGCACAGATGCCATATTTTTAATGAGCACATCCTTTGTCCAGTCAAGGGAATATATCTTTCCCTGCCACCATGAATGGTTTGTGTAGTCATCATGCTTGGTAACTCTCGCTCCCAAGTGCTGACTGACTTTGACATACTGGATTCCCATTTCTGCGCAGCGGGTAAGGATGATCTCGCTGTTTGCCTGGTTGATTCCAGTACGGACTGCCCTTGCAATAGCAACATCAATCTTATCTGTGTGCCCGGTGGGATATTCTACTGTCGTGATTCCTTGTTTAGCAAGCTTTTCCACAACCTCATTGACAGCTTGCTGTACCGGAACTCCCGCCTGTGCTTTCATAAAAGCATCGTCACAAGCTTGTATATATTCATTCTGCACAGATATTGCAGTGGTCTTGGTCAGATTTCTGACAGTGCCGTTCGTGCGCTTGTATGCGTTTTCCAATTTCATAATCTCCATCCGGGTCATGTTCAGATCCTTGGCAGACCGCGGAATGTTCTCGAAAGTATATTCCGGCATCTCCCGGTTTATATTGTACTCATGGATCATCAGTTTGGAAAATTCATAGTTATATGCTGCTATGGTATTGGCAGATTCCAAAAATGCCTTATGGATTTCTGAGGATATGTCCGGCAATGCATCCTCTATGGTCTTGCGGATCTCGTCAAATGTGTATCCGCTCTGCACAATCTGATGCAATTTATGTATGGTAGACGGCATCAATATGTCTCCGCCAGTGTAAAAGGCTTCTACGATCTTTTTCACAACCTCTTTCAGCAACTGGTTGTTCAGACGATTTACCGCCAGTTCTACCCCTTGGATCACCTCATTCAAATATTCAGGAGTTATCAATTATTCAAGTCACTCCCCTCTAATACCCGTCTGACTACTTCCACCCAGTCATCACCGTATCTCTCAATAGCTTCCACATCCCACAAAGATATTGCTTCAGGATTAGTATATTTTAGCGGTTCTCCGCTTGGAATCTTGGTTACACCCTTACGACTCCACCATTGTCCCTCTTTATCCGGCAAAATACCGTAAAAGCCACCAACTCGCCACACCGGGTCAATATATTTCTCACCCATGTACATATAATGGGCATACGGCAGAGTAGGGTCGTACACATGGACTTCACCCGATCCGGCAGATACTTCATTCAGAGCGTTAGTCCTCCGTATCAGTTCTCCGTCTCTCCGTGGCATATGCCGCTTCATATCGTGCCATACCTGATTGTCCAGCGCAAGCTGTGCCCGGTCAAGGGCTTCTCCCAATGGCTGGAAGTTAATATCTATCCGAATACCCTTTTCTGTCCGGTGGATAGAGTACTTATGAAATTCTGATGCATAGTAATTCTTGTCATGTGCCACTCTATCACCCCTTTAGGATTTTTTAGAAAGGAGGCTATAACCGCTTATTCTCTCACTTCTCGGTCAGCGCAAATGCAGAAGATGATAAGTTATTTGTGTTCTATCATGCTTAAATGGTAAAAGAGCAATCAAATTACTCTGGAAACAGCGTTTCTTCATTTGGCTGGGCTTCTTTCACCATAGCTTTGGCTTCTTCTTTGCTCATACCCTCGAATTTTACGAAAAACATCCATGCCGGAACCTTGCCCGCTTGAACATATTGCCACCACCTAAGGCGGTCTTCCTCCCGGTTGTATGTAATATCACCGAAGTCGTATGTCACGTCATATGTTCCTGCCGGAGCCAATTCGTACAGTGTAGCCATCACGTCCAGTGCATAGATGGTATCATCCAAACAGTCCTCTAATTTGTCCCGGACATCCTTGATAAACTGGATTGTCCTGCGGTCATCTGATTCGACCTGCGTGGCGGTAACCATGCCAGTTTTTTGATTGAATACGAAATATCCATTACTGAAGCCAATCTTATATCCGATCTGTGACAGAATAGCATTAATTCCATCAAGTCTGGCCTGTGTCTGTAAGGTAGGATTGATCTCCTGGTAGAAGTCATCTGATCCGTTGCCCTCTACCACCTTGACATAATTCGGCATACCCATCTTTTCTTTCATCCTGCCTGCGGCAATAGTGGGATCAAGTCTAAACAGCTCTAAAGCCTGGAACGGGAACAGTTTGTCGGCATCCATCAACACTGTGCGCTTGCTGTCCACGATCTCCTTGCTGTTTCGGCTGTAAGCAATATCAAGGTCTTTCAACTCCTCAATAGCTTCTGCAAATATCGGCATAGATAGAGGACTGTTGATATCAATATTATTTGCCTGCGGTGTGCGAAGGACACCATATAAAGGTTGGTCTATTCCACCAATAACGGCACTTTCAAGCAGTCCGCTCCACGGTGTCACAGAGATATCTACCTTTTTGTATGTATCGTCCTTGCTTTTACCCTCATAGCACACGTTGTCTATCAGATAAGAGCCATTATCGGCAAATCTGTGATATTCCAGTCGGGTGTACCACAGATCCTTTTTAACTTTTTCGGAAAAATAGAAGATAACACCAGTTATTTTATCATTCACGCATTCCGTCACCAAAAATCTGTCCGGTGTAAACAAGTCAATCCCCGTGCCGTTTGGCTTAAGGATCACTGTGCCGTACACGCAGCCATATTCTACCCAGTGCCGGAGATTGAAATACACATTCTCGATCTGCTGTTGCAGCCAGTCCGCCCGCGCAGAGCCATCAACCGTGATCCCGATGGCAAGAGTGGCCAGTCGCGCAACCTCGGAGCAGATGGACTTTGCAAAGTTGATAGTCTTGACATGGTCTTTCTCATCCAACCATTCCGGTTTGCCCTGATAGATTTGCACACACTGCTTGATAAATTCGTCCATCGTGTCTGTATTGATAGCATCCACCAAGAATTCATCTTCCGCTTTTCTCTTTAACAGCATATTTACCCATCCTTTTATAGTCTGAATCAGTCCCATTATGCGCTCGTACCTCGCTTGTTGCAGAATCTTTCAAGAGCATATCTCGTTGCATCTATCAAATGGTTATTCTCATCGGGATAACCGCTGATTATTTCTCCGTCCTTGTCGCGCTCATATTCATATTCCGTAAATTCCTTGTATGCATTCGGAGTCCTTCGTGGGTCAATTACAATTTTGCGCCCTTGCAGCCACTTCATGCCGTATTCCACAGATCCAGGTCCTTTGATTGCATTCTTGGCGGGGAGACCGGCATCTTTGTAATCGTTTGTAGATTTTTTCTCTGCAGAATCACAAGTGATTGCATAATCATTGTACCCTTTGTCAATGATCCACTTTGCATTGTCCGCATTCGTGGTCTTATTGACATAATGCTCATCTATCATGTATATGCATTCCTGTGCTGGATTGTATGCCAGACGAATGAACGCTGCCGGATCCGGGAACCATCCCCAGTCCTGTCCCTGATAGATTCTATCAAACGTGCGAATCTCTTCGTCTGTGATCTCACGGATGTAAAGATATTCAAACACGTTACCACCGTTGCCGTTAGCAATTCCCATGTATTCATGATCGTATGCATCCGGGTTTACCTCTTTTAGATGCTCCGCTTCGTCAATAAATGGCTGTCCCAACCATTCCGGGGGCACATCCAAATAGGTGGAGTGATGCACGACCATGTTATCTTTGGGTTCTAAGACATATTTATTCGCCCAGTTATTCGCGGGCTTTGGCGGATTGAATGACTTAAATATCCACGCTTTGTCACCGCCACGGATGGCAGACTGGGTGATGTTACGGATTTCTTCTGGCCCTGCGAACTGATCAAGTTCCTCGAACCACAGGATAGCAATATATCCAAACTCCGGGGAGATAGACTTGATCTTCTCCGGCTCGTCCGCACCACGGAAGTATATCTTCTGGCCAGTGGCTTTAAGAGTGATCTCCAGTGGTGACTTGTGTGCATCAAATTCCTCGGTGAATCCTTGCTTACCAATCGCCCACTTGATCTTACTGTATACGGAATCTTTCAGAGTGTTACCAACCTTACGGCATACCACAGCATGGACATCATGGTTGTTCCGCATCAGCTCAATAATGATCTGCGCAATGTCAGAGGACTTTGTTCCACCTCTCCCACCCTTGAACACATATTCCTGGTGCTTCTCGTTGCGGATGTCACGGATCACCGCGTGAAAGTTGTCGGGTATCATGTCAAGGTCTAAATGGTAATGCTGATTAAGTTTTGCAATGCGCTCTGCTTCTGCCTTGGCTTCCTTGTCTTCCTGCTCCTTGATAAGAGCGGAGATAGCATTAAATGCCTTGCTGTCACCTTTCATGGCGGACTGCATCTGCCCCGCCATCATGGCACTGGCAATGGTAATATCATCGTCATCAGACAAGCCGAATTGTTTTTTTATGGTATCTTTGGTCTTACCTTGAAGCTGTGCATTGACCATCATCGTTGCAAGAGCAGACATGGTCTTTTTCTGTCTTCTGACCTCTCCCGACCGCTTACCACCCATCGACTGTTCTTCGACTGATAGCTTATATCCGCCCGGTATTAAGTTCTGCTCTCTTGCCAATAGTTACTCACCCCTTATTTTCCATTTAATAATATAGCTTTCCCGCCAGTAAAATGCTCCCATCTATCAATTATTGAATCAACATACCTTGGATCATACTCCATCATATAACAAGATCTTTGTAATTGTTCGCACGCTATAATAGTGCTTCCACTTCCACCAAATAGATCTAATACGATATCTCCTCTGTTTGTTGTGTTTCTTATGGCAAATTCTGATAATTTAACAGGTTTTTGAGTTGGGTGGATATAGCTTGAGGCAGTATCTTTTTTAATTGTCCACACAGATCCTATGCGTTTTCCCGTAATTTCTTTTCCGTTAGATGCGCATAATATAATTTCGTAGTCTGTACTAAAAGTATGTTTCAAGTCACCAATACCACCGCCGCCTTTATTCCAAATAATCATATTTGACAACTCGTGATATTTTTTAAAAAGTGGTATCCATTTATCCAGTACTTTCCATGTGGTGCATATAAATACAAAACCATTGCAGACAAGTTGAATGTTTGGGAAAAAGTCCAATATTTTATCATCATTTTCTAGCACATCAAATTTCTGTGACTTTTCTCGCATATTAGATTGATAATTATATCCGTAAGGTGGATCAGTAAAAACCATGTCTGCCTTTTGCCCCCCCATCAATCTTTCTACATCATCAATCAGCGTACTGTCTCCACACATCAGCCTGTGATTACCAAGTTTATATAAATCACCTAATTTAGATTTTGGATTATTTGGAAGTTCTGCAGAAAAATTATCTTCATTGCAATCTACATCTTCACCAAAATCTATCTGAAATCCAAAATCTGTCATGTCAATGTCGATAATATCCGCAAGTTCTCCGTGTAGTAAATCCATATCCCACTCGGAATCCTCGCCCACCTTGTTATCTGCCAGCCGATATGCTTTTATCTGTTCATCCGTCAAATCATCAGCCACCACACACGGAATAGATGCAAGTTGTAACTTTTGCGCTGCCTTGTACCGGGTATGCCCGCAAACGATGATATTGTCCTTGTCTATTACCACCGGCACACGGAATCCAAACTGATCAATGCTCTGAGCAACTTTATCCACGGATTTATCGTTCTTCCGTGGGTTCTTCTCATATGGAATTATTTCTTTGATATTTTTTTCGATAATCTGCACAAGCCACTCCATAAACAATCTATTATACATCAATTATATAACATATGTTATTACTTTTCAACAACAACCGTTATTTTTCACTTGACAGCACATATCTAAAATAATAGTCGGAAGTCGCGTTGAAAACCTTTTGACATCATCCGACAAAAAGACCTATGATTTTATTGCAACAGATAACCGACCACCAAAGGAGAACGATATGGAAAAACAGAAATTACTGGAGTATGCGCAGTATGGATGCGCTCAGAAAATGAATGACTATCGGATTCTAGCAGAAAAGGCAGGATCCGCAATAAAAGCCGACACGGCTTACACGCTCTATCAGCAAGCGCAGGAGGACTGCCAAGAAATCAACAGAATGATTGCAGAAAAATAGGGAAAGCGTTATGCTCTCCCTATTTGCATATACTATTTACAAGCCTATTGAATACCTTGCAAGATACGTTTGATGATGTTTCTGCCAGTATACGGCATCTCCTTCCAACCCAGTCAGCCCACGATATGGATTCGTCAAATTCATGCTGTAATTTGCGGTAGGTCTGTAAAATCTCCTTATTTGCTTTCGTCATCTTTCTCTCGCTTTCTGCCGGTTATCCGTCCCGGCTCGGTTTAATTTATGCGATTGCTGACTTGGGAACCCATGTCTTAAATCCGTCAATGTTAAGATACATAGCCTTTTCCGTTTCTTTCAATACTTCATGTACATTAGTTACTTCTACGAATCCGTCTGCGTCTTCATATTCTGTATAATTATGTCCCCATTCCCGATCTTTGATACTTACCATGTATGCATCTCCGTATTTGCTCATATCATGCATGATCTGTCCAACTTTCCAACTCTTAATTCTCATATCTTTTGCCCATCCTTTCAAGTGGTTATTTGCTGTTCCTTATGATGCTATTATATAACTATGCTCCCATAGTTTCAATCGTCAAATTATACAAATATGTTCCCATATTTTTGTGCATTTTATATGTCCCCATAGTAACAGGAATGTGCTATTATACTCATTGAAAGGAGTTGATGACATGACAGTATCGCAAAAGCAACTTGGATATGCAAAAAAATATCTGTCAACACTGGATGAAATCAGGATTCGTATTCCGAAAGGAAAGAAAGAGGAGTACAGATCCGCTGCGGAAGCATCAGGGAAGAGCCTAAATCAATTTATCATTGATTGCATTGAAGCAAATTTACAAACGAAAGGTTAAAAGGTGGAAATTATGAAAGAATTAGCAAAAATGTATTTATGTTACATGGAGGATGGAAGCAATTGCATTTATTGTAATCCTTACACAGGCAGAGCAGAGCCAGACGAAATAAACATTATTATTTACGATTCGGAAACCGTGCATATTGTTAATTTGCAAGACGGAACAAAAGGAATAGAATTTGGCAGAGTTATTTATACAGACCATGAGTTAATATCTGATTCCAAAAACAAAAAGTTATTTGTAAGAATTTATAACAATGGAGATGAAATCGGAAGACCTACCGGGAAATTGGTTGGAATTGCAGAAATGGTGTTATAAAAAAGGGGAGTATCCTAAAGTTTGTGTAAACCTCCAAACTGATGTAAGATAAAATTACTC